CATAAAACTATCTAAAGTTGCCTTCCTAGAATTTCTAAACAAGTCCAAATCATATCTGAACTCTTCCGTTCCACTATCAACCCCTCTAAAAACCCAAACATTTTCTATAAAATATTTTGCCATAAAGGCATTTAATTCTTCTTTTGTTTTATACATCTTACGGCCTTGTGGTCGTTGCATAATCCTCATTCCAATTTGACCCATAAATGAATCTTTAAACTTATCTACCAATTCATCACTTGAACGATATCTATCCCCCTTAATTTTTGGATCCATAATATTAACAAACATCCAACCACCATTACTTAAACTTTGCATAGTATTTTCAGCAACTGGTAAATAAAACTTATCTCTCCAATTCTCATATTCATTAAACTTATGCCACGATTGGTCTTCCTCAAATTCACCACCCTTATTATATTCTTCTGTAGAGAAATAAGGTGGTGATGTAAATGCACAATCTATTTCTGGAATTTTATCCCAAGGTAAATCTTCCGCTCCACATCTCCATATGGTCACCTTTTTAGGTTTTGGGAGGAACTTATTATACACAGATGCTTGTTCAACATAGCGTTGATAGGTATTCGGATTCGGATCACAGCCATAATACTCTTCCGCATCCGAAGCAAAGAAACCTGCAAGTCTATCACCCCAACCACAACTTGTATCCAAAACTGTTTTGGCATTTGTCATATCATATACCGCTTTTGCTACTACTGGTTTGAATTGAGTAGCAATATAAGTGCCCAATCGGAATGCCGAAATATAACTTTTAGAGTCCAATACTCCACCGACAAGTTTGTCAGTAGCAGTACCATCTAATTCTTTAATTTCTTTCTTTTGGACTCCATTTATACCTCGCCATATTGGACCTAAGCATTTCCAAATGTCTTTTGCAGACCCGTTCTCCCATACCTCTTTCGGAGCTCTGAACCCATAACTCCCACACGCTAATCGTAAATCTTGGTGAAAATAATTACTTACATCATTAAAGGAGCTCGGTCCATTAATAAGTCCGATTCCGTATTTGTCAAAACTGAACTTGTAGTCATCATATTTCTCAAACACTTCTTTTTCTATTTGTTCTTTTGGAGTACAAATGGTGCTCGTATTAAACTTTTGCAAGTTATAAAAACATTCTCTCATTCTATTTTTAGATATTTCTTTAAGTGGAAATACAGGTCTTTCTGTCGCAATATATTCAGCAAGAGTCAATCGCATTTCTTCTTTGCCGTAGGTTGCGTTCAGTAATTCAAATGACTTGTTGTCTAATAAAGGTAGTTTATCATCGCTAGCAGCGTTTAAAAGACGATTATATAGTGTTTTATTCATTGTTTTCTATCATTTTATTCTTTTGTTGTTCTTTTTCCCATTTGTATAACTTGATATAATATACAACAACTTTTGGATATTGTTCAGGATCAGGTAATACATCACTATATTTTTCTATAAATTCTTCAATCTCTTTATCATCAACCATTAGAAAAACATATCTAAAGTTGCTTGTCTTTCAAAATTCCATCCAATTGCTTTGACAATAAATCGTAATGGTTCTAAAAATGATTTATCAAATTGACTATCATAATCAACATATGGATGCAACTTAAATTCTTTTGGAAGTTTAGTTGGGAATGCAATTACTTTTTCTCGTATTGGATTAGGTTCTTTCAATTGAATAAACTTAATCTTATCACCTTCTTTAATTGTTTCATATTTGTAAGTCAATTTATTTTCTTTTAAATAATGATTATATAACAAACTTCCTTTCGTATGTATTGGAGTGGACTTCTGATAAATGTTTGTAGTATCAGCATACTTAATAACTCCATTAACGGAACGAGGATATGCTATTTCTTCAGGAGATAATTTATTAAAATGATTTCTAAACTCATCTATAAACTGAATTAAAGATTGTTCATCTTTGGACATAATAACTTTTAATGCTTCTTTAATCTTTGCACGGCAAGGTGCTGGTGTTGAACTTTTAACTGCTTCAATACCCATAATTTTTAACTTTGGTTCTTTTAAATTCAAACCTTCATCATTCAAAACATTTAAAATATATCTTTTCTTAGCAGTCCATATGCCTTTGTTAGCTATTACTTCTCTTTTCATAATCATTTTTTGCTGAAATGCATTAACATAATTAGCAAGATTTTGAAAACTGGAATTAATAAATGGTTGTAACTTATCATCACAAAATTTCTCTAATACTTTTACAATCTTTTTATTATCTGATTTATCTTTAAATACTTTATTAACAAATTCTCCCAATCGAATATAGATTGAATCAGTATCGGATGCAACTACATAACTAATATCTTTTGTGTGTAAAGTCTTATTTAAAAAATAATTTACATCATTTTCAATCCATCGAATAGTTAATTGACCTGCCTTTGTAATGCCTTCAGCTTGTCTTACATCATAATATCTGAAATACTGATTACCAATAGCACCGTAAGCACTATTCAATGCAATCTTTCTTGCCATTTGTATATTATAATTGGTAGAAATATCTTTTAATAATGTTTTTCTACCAGTTTCTTCATATAATGCTTTGACTTCGCCTAATTTCTTTTTATATATCACTCGTTCTTTATATAATGTTTCCATTAATTCAGGAAGAATACCTTGTTTATCTGTTCGGAATTGAGCACCATTTGGTGTAACTGTTTTAGAATTTAACTTTGACAAATCATTTTTCTTATATAACATATCATCAACACTAACATCTTCAGGTCTATAACCAACCATTGTTTCTGGTGAAATATTATATTGCATAATTAAATGTGGATACAAACTGTTCAAATCAAAACTTACTATCCAATCATGGAATCCTATAATAGGATCCTTCACATAAGCACCTTCATAAGTTTCACTTTTGGTAGATTCTTTTATTGCAGGGATTACAATATTCTTTTTCTTTAAATGATTAAAGATAATACTATCCCACATACGGACTTGTCCAAATACATCCTGATAATTTACTTTTGCCTCATAAGCCATTGTTAAATGCAACTCAATAAGTTTCATTTTATCTTCTAACTTATCAACTAACTCCACATCCTGTATATTATATTCAACAAATTGCTGATAATCATTTGTATAAAACTCCTTAAAAGTATCATATGGATTTTCATTTTTACTTTCACCCAGTTCTTGCTGACCTATATAATCTAACTTATAACTTTCCTGTCTGACAAAAGTATGTTTTCTATATAAATCAAAATAATCTAATATGGAAACACCAAGTATGTCCCAATACTTTTGCTCTTTACTATATCCTTTACCTGCTACCCTAACATTATTTCTATTACATACACCCCAAGGACTAAATTGTAAAATATATTCTTCGCCCATTAAATAACTAAAACGATTCATTATATATGGTATATCAAAAAACTTAACATTCCATCCTGTAATAATATCAGGATTAAATTCTTTCCAAAATTGTGTAAATCTGTCTACTAATACTCGTTCAGTAGCACACCTATAATAGGTTACATCTTCTCGGTCAGATACAAAATTATCTGTGCCAAAAACAACTATCTTTTTATTAATATGATTTTTAACTGTGATACATAAAATGGGTTCTGACGCTGTTGCAACATCAGGAAAACCATGCTCACTTGCACATTCTATATCTATAGTCATCAATCTAATTTGATTCATATCCCAATTAATTTTATCAGGAAAAGTATCTGCAATAAATGGATATTGATATCGTGTATTACCAAAGTATTCAAAATTAGCTACATCTTTGTATTCTTCAATCCATTTTCTTGCTTCAAATTGATTTTCAAATGTAATCTTTTCTACATTACGACCATCTAATGTTTTATATTTTGTTTCTTTTTGAACTGGAACAAATAGGGAAGGTTTATATGGTAATCTGAACTTTTTACGCTCACCATTTTCATTGATACCTCGCACTAATAATTTGCCACGATACGGTAAAACACTCGTATAGAATTTCATAATATAATAATATTTTTAAACTTGTTTATTTTTAAAATGTGTATGTAAAGCTCTTTGCTTTCCTTCAGCACTTGATATTGTACTGATTAATTTATCCAATTCAGATAGGTGTTGTGGATGTTCTCCAATACCTACAGGATTGTCAAAATAAATTAATGCTGTAGCATATGCTGCTGCAATTTCAGCGTCATACTGCTTATCTAATGCTTTGAATAATGGATTATCTGATAAATTTTGAACCATAATATAACTCCTTTCATAATATATATTATAACATATTTGAATTAATTTTGCAACCCATAAATTGATTCAAATGGCTTTTGTCTTAACCAATATGCTCTATCCATAAATGTCTTAATTACATCTTTACAGATATTCATACCAGTTGCTTTCGTATATCCTTTTGTGCCTGGTGTAGAATTAATTTCTATGAAATATGGCAAATCTTTATTTCTATCTTTGGCTGGAATAAAGTCCACTCCAACCCATAAACCATCAACTGCTTTTGCCGCTTGAAGGACTTGCTCTTCTTCCACTTTTGTTAATGTATGTGCTACAGGTTCAGACCCTAAAGATACATTACTCCTAAAATCTCTTTTAACAATAGGTCGTTTTATTGCACCATGAATTTTACCAGCAACAACTTGAACTCTTACATCATAAGTTGCAGGGATAAATTCTTGTAACAAAACTCCCATATCATTATCTAGTTTATGCATAAGTTGGGTTGTTGCATTTAAAGATTCTTCACTTTCAATTTTTACAACACCAACACCCAATGAACCTGTTAATGTTTTTAAAATAATAGGAAACTTTGTATCTAATCTATCTAAAGCATCCAATGATTTATCTTGATGATGTATTAAAACATTTTTAGGTTGATTTAATTGTTGTTCTGCTAATATTAAACTTGTTCTATATTTGTCCGAAGTACTTTCCATACAATGCCTGTTATTAACACAGCAAATATTTTCTCTTTCAAATTGTGTCAATAAATCTGACCAAGATTTTCTTCTAGTAACAGGTGCTCGAACAAAAACTAAAGTGTTTTCATCAACTAAAAAACCTCTACCATCCTTATCGTAAACATATCTTTGCTCGTTTTCTTCATCAAGACTGGAATAAGCACCATCAATATCAACTTTAAATCCTTTACAACCCAACTTCTTGCCTTCTTCTATAATCTTGTCGGCTGTTTTTTCTGGATCATCTGGATCTTCAGGATCATCATACCATATCAACACAAAGCGATACGGTTTTATTTCTCCTTCAGTAATAAAATCTCTAAACTTCTGTGCTTCCATCTTCTGGTTCTTCTATAGTTTCTTCTGTAGGTTCTTCTGTAGTTTCTTCTATTACAGATTCAGGTTCTGTTGTTGTTTCAGGTTCTGCTTTTTTACCTATATTATATTTTGCTTGTAAGTCCCATTCGCCTTTTTCTTTAAATGAAAGGACTTTAATTTGTGAAAGCGGTGCTTTCTTTTCTGCAATTGCAGTATTCAGTATTGCAACCAATCCCCAATCACCTAATAATTGAGCAATTGTATTTCTTCGTTCTAAATCATTATCAGAAAGATTTGCTTTCTTGCCATCTAAAGCAAATAACTCCTTAAAATGTACTATGAAATATCTTCCTTGTTTGTGTAGAATATGGCACGATTGAAATAACCTTTTATCTTTTCTTGAAGCAACTCCAATTCGTGTTAGTGTTTCACGAACCTTCAGAAAATCATCAGGTTCTTTTAATTGGACTTCGAGCATTTTCTCGGGATGCCAATCAGTATTTAATTCATTTAACTCATTCATTTTGTCCCACCTTTATATAATTTCTCTTTTAGTGTTTTCAATTCATCTTTGGTGAGTATATCAAGAGCGACTTTTGCTTTCTCATTATTATAGCCATAATACTCTTTAACAACACCAATGTTTCTTAACTTACTCGCTCTCAAAAAAGGACTAAACCTTTTTCTTGACCTAACACTATTTATTAAAAAGTGAAACTGCATATCCTTATCTAGGAAATGACAACGATTCATTTCATTAACTAGTATAAGAGTATCTTGGAAACCTGATAATATTTTATTAACAATGAATGCTGGATACTTTTTGACCCACATTTTATCTTCGGAGTCCATCACATTCTTTTTTGTGAAATTGATGGCGTTCAAATAATCTTTTAATTCATACATATTAAAAAAACCTGTCCAAAGAATTTGGTGATATGCCTAATTTTTCATCAATCCAATCCTTTTTACCTTCAGCCCAAAACAACCTATTTTTATTACGGTATATATCTTTGACTAATGGTCTGTTCCAATTTATGTCATTATTTCTTTTTATTAAATCTTCTTTGTTATTTTCTTTTCTAAAAACTAAACAATATTCGTGTGTCTTTAAACAGTTTAAATTTGTTATTGCTTGAGTATATAATGGATGCCTTTTAGCAGGACTCATTTCTAAAATTATTTCGTCATGGTATGTTAATAATTTTTGTTTCTTTAATATATCTTTAGTATCACCACAAAAATCATAAAATTTGCCATCTATTCTAAAATTTGCCAATACAACCACAAAGAAACAACCTGATTTTAATATGTGGCCACACTTATCTAAAATAATTTTATAAGTTTGTAAAAATTCTTCATATAATTTTATGTCCGTCAGTTGACCATCAACACTTTCATATTGCTCTATGTTAAAATATGGAGGGCAAGTCATTATCATATCAGCAACACCACCATGTAAATGCTCATCAATATATTCGCTGCTGGAATTGATTAATTTTAACTTTCCTAATTGTCTTCCTGTTTTAAGTATGTCATATTGGTCTTTTGCTTCTTGTAAATTATTTTCTACAACATCAAATCCCACATAATTTCTTCCCATTAATGTTGATACTAATGGTCTGGAACTTCTGCCTGCAAAAGGGTCCACAATATAATCACCCTCTTTGGACCACATTTCAATTATTCTTTTTGCATATTCAGAATTGAACTTTGACAGGAACGAACCTCTGCCGTGCTTGATAAAATCTTTAGAATCAACCTTGTTATGGTCATAAGATTTTAAATCATCAACAAGTTTATCTATGTTATTCCCCCTATTATATTCCCAAAAAGATTT